AGTTATCGGTCGTGAGCGGGGACTGCTCAGCGATAGCACCGACATTATTACGGGCGATTGTATAGCAGTCAAACATGGGCTTTTCCTTGTCGAAGCGGACCTGCGGGGAAAGGTTGACCGTAAGGGCGAACGGAATACGGTTCTGCACCTGATCCGGCGTCATGATGAGCTTCTGGTTGCCCATGTTGTTCTGGAGTCCGGCGTAGTTCGGGGAACCCTGCGTGCCGCCGCCCGGGTTGACATCCTGGCCGCCAAGTGCGCCCCAGCTCATGCCCGGTCCGATCATCGCATTGCGGGCGAAGACGGTCCAGATGAGCGGATGAGCGAAGAAATCGGTCGGGTGGTGATGGTTCGTAATTGCGGCAAGCATCATGTCGAGGAAATCCTCGATGGACAGCGTGTTGTTCGGCTTGCCATCTTCACCGAGTCCTGTCGTGCCGGCAGCCGGCTTCTGCTGGCGGATCGCGTTATCGAAAACGACATGGCCGTGCATGGAGGCCTCGTTGAAGCACTTCTGCTCGCGGAACCGGGCAAAAGCTCGGCCGAACTTACGGAGCGTGATGTTATAGACATCCCACGTATAGTCGGAAAGGGCCTCTTCGGTGATGGAGACTTTCGCACCCACCTTCTTGACCTTGATGGTCAGGTGGTTGTCTTCCATCGTTGCGAAGTCCGGTTCAACCTCATTGTACGGTTCTGCTTCACCGACTTCGCGTACATAGATTTCACCGATCATCGGGACGATGATGGTAACGCCATGCCCCGGGGCCTGGACTTTCGTGAACATGTTGGCAAAGAGCAGTTCCGGTTCCTCGGCTTCGATGATCTGGCCTTCAATCACTTTGGGGACCATAGAAATCACATCCGTGGATGTGAGCATCTCGCGGAGGTTCGTCTTTACCGGCGTGGTATCCTTGGACTTGCCAGCCATCTGCTCGAGGAAGGTTTTGTAAGCCTTCATCTCTTTCAGAGAGGCATCGCCTTTGATTTTGTATTTCGGAGCTTTGCCGGCCTTCTGGTACTCGGCATTCTCCTGCATCGCTTTGATGCGTTTATCCGCCTTCTCGAGGCGTTCGTTCAGTGTAATCAACAAATTGTCCTCCTATTAGCGCTGCAGAAGAATCTTCGCGCTGCCCACGCAGCCGTCCCAGTCGAGCATCGTCGGAACGCCTGCCTGACCGCGTTTCTTGAACTTCAGGTTGACGATAACGTCCGTGTCCTTCAGGAGGGCATCGGCCTTCGCTTCGTCAGCGACCTCGATGCAGAGGAGACCCTGAACGGCGTTATAGAACGTGACATGGAAGACATCACCGAGAGCCTTCGGTTCCTTGTCGACCGCATCCTGTACCGTTACGGACGTGTACGGGACGAGCTCCGTGCCGTCAGCTTTTACGAGCTGCACTTCCAGCGTGCCTTCCTCGAAGTTGCCGTTCTGGCAGACGCGGATGACGTTGCGGACATACGGCGTCGTTTCCGTGCCACGGCCGCGGATGACGGAGGCGTGCGTGTTCTGGTACTCCTTGATGACAGCGTTATAGCCATCGGTCAGAGCCGGAATGCCATTGCCCATCTGGTACTCAGCCTGCATGAACTTGTCATAGTTGCCTTCACGCTGGCCGCCACCGAGCATGTGAAGGTCGTGCTCCGTGTACGCCTGATCGTACGGATAGCCAGGGAAACGCCCCGTGGACTGATAGACCGAAGCGTTGATGTTATCCTCACCCGGGCGGTTGTTCTGCGTATACACTTCCGGGGAGAAGCCTTCGTAGCGGAGACGGTCCTCAAGAGCCCACTGTGCAAGCTCATAGCCGCCCTCTGGTACGAGGTCGTGGTTGAAGCCGATTACCTGGCCGACAACCTGCTGGCGCTCGCGCTCAACCTCTGCCGTCGTCATGTTCTCGAGAACCTCATCGACGGAAAGCGGGGATACGACGAAGCGACCATTCTCATCCGACTTGACGAGATCACCGACTTTCAGGACGCCGTAGATGGAACCCCACGGGTTGGCTTCTGCTTTATCTTTAAAAGCGAAGTAAGGGAGCTCAACGATCTTGTCCGTGAGAATCGGGCCCGGCTGGTAGCCGTCGAAGGAGTCATGGTTGAACTTCGTATACTCGTTCTTTGCGAGCATGCCGAGCGGTATGTTGGCAGCACGGACGTCATCCGTGACCTTACCGCCGTTCGTGACAGCACCCTTTGCGTCAACTTCGACGCCAGCGATAACCTTGCCCGTTTTCGGGTCGATATCCATGCCGGCTTCTTTCAGCTGAGCTGCGCCGGATTTCCTGCAGGCACGGTAAACTCCATCCACCCATGCCTTATCGACGCCTTCGACCGGAGCCCACTCGAGGCCGACTTCGTTGACCTTGCCCGAGAGCTTGTCAGCGGAGATGATCGTATCCTTGCCGGGGTAAACATCCGTGTCTTTACGGATGCGGACGGCCGCACCGCCGTTCGCGAGCGTCAGGACATTGAACTGCTTTTTGGAGCGCCAGTCCGTCATATCCATGTATGGATCAGCAGCGACGAGGCGGCCTTTCGTGATTACCATGTTGTTGTAGCCGGATGCATATCCGTATTTGAAGAGCGGACGGAGGCGGCCATCGAACAGGTACTTCTGGCTCAGCGTGTCATGCGGCGTGACGTTCAGGTTGTTGTTCGTGCGGTTGATGCGCGTAGCACCGTCACGGTAACCAGGCAGGTCAGCGGTGAACTCCTCACCACGGGCGCCCGGCTGCAGGCGGAATTTCGTTTCAGTAGTAGTTGGAAATAAAGCCAATGTTTTGTCCTCCCAGATTAAAGGTCAAAATCTTCGTCTGCTGCCGGCTCTTCGACAGTCTTTCCGGTCTTCGTGCCAGCCGTCTCAGCGCTCTCTTTGAGGGAAGTGTCTTTTACCGAGCCTTTTTCCTCTTTGACTTTCTCATCCTGCTTTGCATCCGCACTCTCTTTCAGGGCTGCTTTCAGGTCAGCGATGGAGTCGTGGAGGGAATCGATGGAACGCTCAGCGAGATTCCCGATGGCGGAAAGGCCAGCTTTCTCACGGAGGGCGGAAAGGGATTCAGCAAGGCTTACTTTGACCTCTTTCTCCATTTCCGTGATCCTCTTCTCAGCAGCCTCGCGGAGCTCGCGCTCATGCGTAACGGCCAGCTCTTTCTGCTCTGCGTCCGCTTTGAGGGCTTTGATAGATTCCTGGAGCTTGATTTTCTCGTTATTCAGCGAATCGACGTGCTCCTGCAGGCCGGCCTTGTCGCCTTTCAGCGCTTTCAGCTCAGTCTCGAGGGAGCCGATTTTCTTTTCTGCTTCCTTGATATCCAATTTAGACTTCCCTTCTGCATTGTCTGCATGATGTTCTTTTATATTCATGTTGGTTGGAATCGTTGGCTTGCTTTCCCCATTCTCCTCAGACTCGTGGACCGGTTGGATTCCGTTAGCCGGGCCTTCCCACTTGGCGCGATAGGTGATGACGCCAGCGTATTTGTCTGATGGGACAATCACGAAGGAAACCTCTTTGGCCTCCCAATCATAGATATCCCAGTAGCACGTCTGCCCGTCATAGGTTTCGCCGCGTTCGTGATCGCAGAAGTCGCCTTCGGAAAGCTGTGCCCCGCAGATACTGCAGCGCACATCCCTGGCAGATGCCCCAATCGACACCGTCGACAGGATGCCATTCCGAACCGATTCCTGCGTATGCCAGTCGGGGAGGGATGCTGTTAAAAGCAGGGTCTGTCCCTGCATTTTCGTACTGGCTGCAATTTCCGCTCCGAGGACGCGCCCGACCACCTGCCCGTCATAATCGTTGTGATACATGATGACAGGAGCGTTGTATGGGCTGGTCCACGACCCCGCAGCCTTCTGCAGGCTCTCGAGTGTATAGCGCGTGAAGTTGCGCGTGCCGAAATCGGCGTGGATTGCCTCGATTTTTACGGTGAACATCTCATCCGGCCTGGCTTCATGGGATTGCTCGGCCATCTGCGTGGGCAGGATGACCTGCTTGGAATGGGAGGAGGATTCTCTCGGATTCCTGGGATCGAAACCAACGAATTCATTCAGAATTAGCGGCATCAGACCATGAACCTCTCTTTACGTGATGATT